GACCACACAAGCTTGTAGCTGTGAGGCAAGTAACGACCACCTTCAGCAACCTCACTGTAGGAGATAACATCCGGCACACGGTTAAGGGCTTTAAGAGCTGCTTGATGCTTGAAGCACCTAAGTTGATACACAGCTTGTAACCCTTAACGTTCGTACCCGCAGCCACGTTAGGGCGTGTTGCAATGTTATCAATGTGGAAGTGAGCGTATGTCTTACGCCACCCTTGCGTACCGCTTGGGTTTGACTTAGACGCAGCAGTACCATTAGCCGCCTGTGTGGTGTACTTAATGGTCATGCGGATTACCGCGCCTTTAGTTGTGTTTGATGCGTCCACGAAGTAAACCGTAGGAGCAGCATCAGCAGGTAGAGTCTTCTGAGCAGGAGCAGCAGCACCTACAGCAGATTTCTCATCTTGGAACAGGTAGCCATTAGCCGCACAGTATTGTACGTTCAGCGTACCGTTCTTACCGGACGTGTAGTAGTTATTGGTGATTGGGAAGTAAGTAACATCATTCTGTAGGGCTAGGTTGTCCGTGAACTGCATGTTACCACCCTTACCCGCAGTACCAATCCACGTTACGATGTTCGAGTTACGGCTTGCTTCACTTAGAACGTCTGAGCTGATAGAACCTGAGTTCATCACCACGTTACCGTTAGCGTCCACATAGAACGTAGGCTTGTTCTGAGCGTTGTAAGCTGCAAACTTGTAACCATCTTCACGCATTTCCGCACGAGCACCTGTAGAGCCTGTACGAACCACAGCACCCGTTAGGATACCGCCGTAGACCTCTGCGTCGAAGATTGCGTTCTCACCTGTGAAGGTTCGAGTGTTGATGTGGTCAGCATCAAGCATACCCGCTTTGATGTTCGTTGCGTTCACCAACGTACCGTTGTAAACGTCAGCGTGGACATACTGAGCCGCAATCTTACCCGCAGTGATGTTGTCTGCGTTTAGGTTCTTAATGTACTGACCTTTACCGTTGTAAGCGGTCTTCAGGTCATTGATGCGTGTTGAGTTCACCGCAGTGAGCGCATCAGGGGCATTGTAAGGCTGTGTGGCGTGAACGTAGGAGTTCAACGTACCGTCAAGGTAGATACCTGAACCACCGCCGCTAGGTTAGTACGCTCTACACCTGAAATGTCCATATCAGACGCAATGTGGTAGACCGCACCACCACCACGAAGGAAGAACGCAAAGCCCATTGAATGGTTCACAATGTAGCAGTCTGCGAAAATCGTTGAATATGCTTCACTGTGTTCTAGGATAGTTGAACGATATGAAGCACCACNCCAACCACCAAAGTTACCCTGCCACGTTAGCATCAATGCGCCTTTGTGGGTCGAGCTGTGCCACGAACTAGGGGCTGTCTCAGAGTAAGCACGCCAGATTTTAACTGTACGTAATTTATCCTGAGAGCCGCCGTGAATAATCACAGGGTAGTATTTATTGGCTTCGCCGCCTACCGTGATTTTTCTGTAGTAGCGTAGACCTTCATTAGACATCATGGTCTTTAGAGCGTCAGCGTTAGCTTGAGGGATACGGCTATCTAGGTTCTGTTGAGCAGCCGCCTTAGCAGCGTCTTCAGCAGCCTTAGCCAGTGCAGCAGAGCCTTCAGCGTCCGTAAACGTTAGCCCTTGAATTGGGAACGCCGTAGAGACGTTGTAAATAGACATATCAGCCACAAAGCCAAGACCAGCACTTGTACCTACTTCACGTTTCAACACACCGTTGACGTAGTATCTAACTTTAAGACCGTCATAACGAATCGTTAGGATTGTGCCTACTGCGTAGTTACCGAAGTCACCACGGTTTGTACCGTTCTCATAGATACCTAGAACACCGCTACCACGTAAGTAGAAACAGAAATCAATATCTGTGTAACTAGCACCACCCATATTAGGCGTAGTGATACCGCACATAGCACCTACGTTTGTTGTACCTGCCGTGAACGTCACAGAGCAACCACCTGTAAAGGTCTGCTTTGAAGACGCCCAACCGTCCCAAACGTTGTTATTCGACTTCTTACGGAAGTTAAGACCGTCACGCTCAATGTAGCCGCTGTGGGTGAACTGGATACCTAGAGCAGCTTCAGCACGAGCCTTAGCGTAGGCTTCAGCAGCAGCCTTAGCAGCGTTCGCCTTGTCTTGAGCACCTTGTGTTGTCTCAAAGCCAAGGTCAACCAAGTCACCGCGTTCTGTCACTTCGTAGAAACGAATCTCATCAACTTCAGCAACGCCGTTACCCTTTGAATAGTTCACAATGAACATAGGACGGACGTAAGCAGTACCAGCACGGAAGTTATTACGAGCATCACCGATACCTTGAATGTAGCCCTCAAAGGTTCTCCATCCACCTGCTACGGTTAGCGTCTGTGATTCCGCACAGAAATAACGGTGTGTGCCTGCACCCCCTGACAGGTTGTTGTAGTTGCGGTCTAGCGTCACTACGCCAGCATAGAAACCACTACCACCTGTTGTCTTATCCTTGGTTTGACGGACTTTCACGACCATCTTGTACTTCTTGTTAGGGTCTACAGGGATTACAGCAGTTGAGTAAATCCAGTGATCACCTGTTAGGCTCAAGCGTTGCCACCTGTAACACCGGAAACTACTGAGATATTCCCTACACCTTCAAGCGTACTGATTACGTCAGGACTACCACTAACAGCCTTTGAGAAGGTCTTTAGCGGGTCTGTCAGGTGAGGGTCAAATTGACGCTTACGTTCTTTCTTGAGTTCAGCATCAGCATGTGCTTTAGCTGCATTTGCAAGACGTTCAGCTTCGTCAATTGCCGCTTGTTCAGCTTTAGTGACCTCACCATCGGCGTATGCCTTAGCGCGTACTTCAGCAGCATTAGCCGCAGAGTTAGCCGCAGCGATAGCCGCCTGTTCTGCATCAGTAGCCGCACCGTCAGCGTAAGCCTCCATAGCGGTCTTAGCAGCAGCCACTTTAGCGTCAGCCGCAGCGATAGCCGCTTGTTGTGCCGCAGACGCAGAACCTTTAGGGTCACTCGCTTGTTTAGCACGTAGTTCAGCAGCTTCAGCCTGAGCCTTAGCGTAGGCTTGAGCAGCCGATTGAGCCGCAGCAGCAGTACCTTTAGGGTCACTTGCCGCTTTAGCGTTAGCTTCTGCTTGAGCAGCTAGGCGTTCAGCTTCAGCGATTGCCGCTTGTTCTGCTTCAGACACCACGCCGTCAGCATAAGCTTTGGCTTTGGTTTCCGCAGCGTTAGCCTTAGCGTCAGCCGCAGCGATAGCCGCTTTCTCAGCGTCAGTAGCAACACCATCAGCGTATGCCTTAGCGCGTACTTCAGCAGCCTCTACAGAAGCCGTAGCGGAAGCAATCGAAGCCTCAATAGCCTCGTTCTTCTTAGCTTCAGCGATTTCATCAACGTGGCTGTAATCGACCTCACCGTCGTTACCTTTCATTTGAATTGGGAACGACCAGAAAGTCAGTGGTTGGTCGATTGTGTTAGCTAGTTTCTGAGACATCCAGTTTGCACCGTTAGAGTCTTCAGTCCAGCCGCCTGTGTTACCCGCACCTTCCGGTGGCATTGGGCGTTGGTTCACAGGGTTCTTGTGGTAAACGACGAATAGACGCTCACCGTCAGCACCGTTCGAGCCGTCCATACCCGCGATACGGTGAACACGTCCCGCAGCTTGTGGTACATCGTTAATTACACGTCGAGTTTGACGATAAATATCCGAGGTACGCATATCTGCACCCCACGCTGTCCATGAGGCATCAGGATTGATCACCTGACCATAACGGTACTGTTCATAGATAGTGTTACCGTCTTGACCGTTTGAACCGTCCTGACCGTCTTGACCATCGTGACCGTCACGAACCTTGCAGATAGTCATTGTGTCAGTCACACCGTCAACAGTAACGGTAACTTTCACGCTGTCGTGATTACCCATTGAAGCGTATTTAAGAATGCGCTCGTTAGGGTTTGATGTTGTGGCTAGTGCAACAGAAGGCGAAGTAGTCCATTTAACTGAACCCTCTACGTTCTGCGTGAAGGCACTCATGATGATCAGTGAAGGAGCAGCAACACCACTCTTATTCACATGGAATGTCTGACTGTCTGAGATTAGACGTACAGATTTCGCAGACTCCACACCATCGTAAGTCAGTGTGATTTCTGGCGAGTATTGAAGACCATCACGTCCCATTGTGTCGAAGTGAGCAATACGCATGTAGCGTGTTGTCTTGTCAGGGAATGGGAACACATAGAATGACTCTTTGCCTAGTGTGGCGTGAAGCGTTGAAGCACTTGGGGTGAACCCTTTAGTGGTAGAGATATGAACCTCTGTACCCGCAAAGTCAGGCTCAAAACAAGGACTCCATTCAACCGTTGCGCTGCCGTTAGCGTTGGTTACGTCCACATCACCTGCTACACCGATTTGACGGTTGTTAGCAACCAATTCAGTTACCAGTGAGCTATTACCTAGACGGTCTTCGATAGAGATACGGAAAGTGATCACACGTGAAGGCTGACCACCCATCATTTCCTTGTTCTTCTCAAGGTCTAACGTGAAGGTTGACTCTTTGGTAGTCGTTGCGTACTTCATCACACCATTAACTACAATCTGGATTGAGTATTGGTGGAATACGTCAGCAAGCTTGCCCGTTGAACCTGCACTGTTAGGCGCATCAGAAGACGGGATGTTGTCTACCTCAACGTTGGTCATATCGTCCCAAGTGAACTTGAAGTTAGGCGTTGAGGTTTCAACTTTAAGACCTGTAACTTCAGGGATTACGTAAGCAGGACGAACGTTGATGTTGGTGATTGTTGTCCAATCAGAAGAACCAAGGAATAACTCGTAGGTACGAACACGGAAGTCGTAACGAGCTTCTTTAAGGTCTGTTAGCGTGAATTGAGTACCACGGAAAGCAGACGTTAGGCGCGTCCATTTAGACGCTGAAGACAGCTTGTATTCAATGTCATAGGCTGTACTTGGAGTGAAGCATGAAGCTTCCCAAGCAAGCAGACCGTAACCAGTGTTTACGAAGCTTGATAGAGTGAACATTACGTTCTTAGGAGCAGGCACGTTATCGTCAGGCTTTGGACGTGGCAAGCTGCCTGTACCTTCTACTGTACCCTCATAGACTGAATGGTCGTACTCGATACAGTGAATCGTTGCGATATTGAAGCGGTCTGCATCAGTGGCAACCTTCATGGACTGCACACGGAACAACTTGTTCTTGAAGCCGTAGATTTCAGAAGAGACACCGATAACGTCCCAAGGACGCAACTCACTGAACTTGTGAAGGTCAATATCGAACGAACATGACATTTGGAACTTCGCCTTGTTGTACACAAGGTTTGTCATGTATTTAACACAGTGTTGAACCACACCGTCTTCAGACTCGTAAGCGTCACGAGCGTAAGGCATCTTCAGAGATTTCGTAATGATTTTACCGTCAGCCATAACGCGAGGGTCACTAGCTGCATTCTGAGGGATTACGAAATCATCATCGTTATCACGGTTAATCTCTGATTTGAATGTGGTAGATACTACGTTGTAGTAAGAACTTGAGTCAGCAGGGCTAACTTTAAGGCTGTTCTTTAGGATACTGTCTTCGTCTAGCTCGTAGACAGGAGCTAAGACCTTCTCTTCCACAAGGAAAGTAATCTTACCGTCAACGATAGCCAATGCACCGCCACAGCAAGCTAACATATCTTGAAGAATGTCAGCGAACTTAGCACTCGCATCAATCGCAGAGTTAATACGAAGGTCGTTGTCCTCACAGAACGTTGCACCGTACTTGAACGACTCCATGTTGATGTAATCAACGGTTACACCCATACCGTAGTAATCGTTCATTAGGAAGTCGAGGGTAGCCAACGCCGTGTTACTACTCTCACCGTTCACTTGACCTGTGCGTGGGTCGAAGACCTCTGCACCTGTAACAAGCGCGTTGATGTTGTAACGGTCAGAGAAGAAAACGTAGTCTTGGTCTGTTGAGTAGTCAGCGTAAATAACAATGTGAGGGACGCAAGCACCGCGATGGTTGACTGTCCATTCACCGTCACTGTTATCAATAGCCAACTTAGCGGCTACTTGGTTCTCCTGACCTGAACGCCATTGCATTTTGAAGCCGTCAGACTTCTTGTAGCGAGGACGCATCGAGCTTGAATCGTAGATACCTGAAGAGGCATTAGCGGGGTCAGTTAAGTCGTTCTTGTTCTCATCGAACATCTTAACGTCGTCAATCCACACGTTATGGAAACGCACCGCACCAACACCACCAACGCTAAACACATCAAGGCGGTAAGATTGGTCACGGTCAAGAACGTTAGAATAAACGTAGGTACAACCTACGATAGCCGTACCGTAAACACGGTTGCGGGGACTTTGTGTACCGTTCTTAGTTACCTTTGTACCCGCAATAGAATCATTAGATTTGTTGTCCGGCATTTGAGTCATTGTGTAGATGGTTGCACCTACAGATAGACCTACCGAAATCCAAGCAACAGTAGCCGCAGCTAAACCCATTAGTTACTCTCCTTTTCTAAAAACTAGGTAGTCCTCCCGTTGATAGTTTTTGGGAGAGACAACACCGAAGACCTCGTGGTCAGTTACGCCGAACCACGAAGTCCCTAAATTCAGATAAACGTTGTGTTGGTTTTTGAAGACGACCACATCAAGCGGTCTTTCGAAGCCTTGAGGGACGAGAGAGAAGCCTTCAGCCTCTAGGTACTCTCTTAGGGAGCGAACCCCATAAACACGAAGAGAGGCTTTTACGCCTCCCTTGATGGTTGAATATGTACCGAGCATCTTGTGGTAATTCTCTTCGTCAAATATTTTGAGAATCATGAGATTGCAGTCTCGTTGCCCCCTCACGTGCTCCTGTCCACGGAATTCTTTAATCACTTCTTCTGCTTTGTTGAACATGATTAGTCCTTCCAATTCTCATCACCGAATGATGTGTCTGCCGTGTACTGGAAGAACATATCCCCTGCGTGAAGGGCTTGGTGATGTGCTAGTGAGGTGGACATTAGGAAGCTTGTTTTATCAAGGCTTTTGAATGCTGATTCAGTCTCAAACTTAACGCTGATACTCGACGAAGCCTCATCGAATTCCGTTACGGGAGTCTGAGCGAATCCACGATGGTAGTATTTCGCTGAAGACACGGTATCTGTGCCATCAGGTAGAGTTGCGAGAAGAATATCTACGGGAGCATTGCGGAAGCCTTCTTGCTCAAGAATGACACGGTAGACGGGGTTAACGCCTGACAGCGTAATCTCCACGCCTTCCGTGATGAGTTCATAACTCGATTCCGTCTCACCAATCTCTAGGAGATCCCCCGCAGCACTCCACGTAACACCGCCATGTTGAACATCAAAAGGCGCGTTGGTGAGACGAACAGGGGTTACTTCGCCCGTTGATTGATCTTTATAACGCAACTCTAGTAATAGAATTTGTGTTGAAGCCATTGTTACCTCTTTACTGCATTAACTCAGTCCACGACAAAGTAGCTTCTGCAATTAAGCCGCCTTCTGAGTGTTGGATTGTTGTTTCGTTACCATCTAACAACGCTGTAACGTGCGGATTCTTAAAGTTGGCTTCCGCTAAGTGTTGTTGTGGTTTCTTTAAGGAAGGGACGATTGAAAACACACCGTCCCCGTCGATGTTCTCAAGCACCGTATAGACCTTCGTGTCGTTGGGAACTGTGAACACAGAACCCATCGAAATAAGCTTTCCGGTGTGAGATAGTTTGATTTCGTTAGCACCGCGAGAATGCGCAGTGTTAACCGTTGGATTGACCACTAGGTCAGGATGTGCGTAAGCACCACCTAGCGGTAATTTGAAGGCATTCAAACGACCTCTTAGACTCGCTAAGAATCCGTTGAGGATACGGACGTTCTCATACCCGTAAGCCAATAAAGTGATAGTCCCCTTGTACCACTGAATCCCTGAGTCATGACGGTACTGAATACCTGACATAGACTCAGAGGCGTAAACACGGTGATAGTTCGTAATGGAGACTTCTGTTAACTTTAATTGGCTAGGTAAAACCTGAACCATGTTAACGACTCCTTGAACGTGTAGGACGCTTACGTTCTTCGCGTTGGACTAACGCAGCGATTGTTGATTGTTGTTTGGCAAGGGCTTGAGCCATGACCTTCTCATCAACGAGGTTTGCACCCATGTTGATTGTTGAGTTGATCACTGTGCCTCCACCTGAACCCATTGAGGCTTGACGGTCTACAGCGTCGATGTATTCCCCTACTTTGTCCTTTGGAATGACAATCTCACCACCTTCCATGTAGTAAGTACCGTCACGAGGAATCTGACCGCCGTTGTGGAACTGACCTTGTACCGATTGGATACCTTGAATAGCTGCACCAACCTGTCCAGCAGCGAGAATCGCTTGACCTGCTTTGGCATACCAAGGCAATGAAGGGTCAGCCCATGCGTTAGACACAGCTTGGTATTGAGCAATCAAGGTCTGACTTAATGCAGCACTCTTAGTCAGAATGAACGCAGCCTTAGCCATTGACTTACTGTTATTGAAGAAGGTCTTCATACCGTCAATCGCTGTGCCGTACTTCATCATTTCAAGTGCGATTTCGTCATGGATTCGCGTTAGGGTTAGGTCTTTGGAGAGTTGAGCGTATTCAGCTTCAGTGATGTATTTGTTCTTGAGCATTTCCTTGTACTCAAGGTCTTGAATCTGAGCGTTAATCTTCGCTTCCTGTGCGCTGTTGCGGTAGAAGTCCTTAGCCATTTGTAAGCGCGCATCAAGGTGTTCCTTTTCCTTGCGGAGCTTTTCATCAGCTTCACGTTGGTCACGTTCTGCTTGCTCCTGAGCGATTCGCTTACGCTCCTTAGCCTCTAAATCAGAGAGAATCTTGAGGGTCTTGTTGGCATCGTTGATTTGCTTCGTCAGTGCCNGCTTTGTTCCCGTCAGTGACCGGAAGAGACTCATAGTATTTCTTAGCCTCTGCTACCTTAGCCTTCTCAAGCTGCAATTGACGTAACGCACTGTCTTCACTCAGTCCTTGTGCAGCGAGGTAGTCCTTGATTAATTGAGAGCCTTCACGGATACGGTCATTGATGATCAATTGCGTATCTGCTTGACCTTCCATTGTCTTGACGACCTCAAGCTTCTTAGGGTCATACTTAACAGCGTCAACACCATCAATCAGTTGTTGCAGGAAGCCGCCGCTAACCTCTTTGTTCAACTCTTCCTTGAGCTTTAAGAGTTCACCTAATTGCTTCTGAAGGCGTGGAATTTCAAGACCATACATTGCACCTGCATGAAAACCTGAAGACTTCTTACCTGCCTCAATCTTCCGTTGAATGTCTGAGATTTTCGATTCAACTTTGATTAGTTCCATCAAGGCGTTATCTGACAAACCATCTAGGAAGGACGAATCGAACTTACCTAGCTGCATCATCACCTTGTACATGAACTTCTCAATCTGTACTGAAGCGGTCTGAATAACTCGAAGGATTCCGAGAGCAATCTGCTTACTGAAGTTGAAGATAACTTCACCCGCAGTCTCGCCTTCTGAAATCATCCCTCTGAACTTCTCTGTAGCCTTATCGAAAATCGAGGTGAACGCCTTACTGAAAATCGCAAGGGTCGTGTTGGCTACCTCTGAGATAATGATTTTCAGACGATGGAACGAGGCGTACATATCGTTAACCATGTGGATTAACTGACCGCTTGTACCCGCGCCTAGACCTTCTGCTTCAGCCATGAAATCACTTAATGTCTTACCACTACGGGACATTGTGGTGGACAGGCGGTACATACTGTCGTTGACCTCATCAGCCAAAACTTAGCTGTGCTTGGGTCAAGCCTTGAAATGGTTTCTTGGAAGCGTGTGAACTGTTCAGTTGGGTCTAGAGCCATCCAGTCCTTAGCACTCTCACCGATACTCAAGAAGAAATCGACTAGCGCACCACCGCCTGAAGCTGCGTCAACGATACGAACGTTTAAGTCCTTTAAAGCGTCTGCTAGGTATTCGTTCTCAAGACCTAGCGTGTTCGTTGCGTGTGTGAGTTTTGCGTATGTTTCTAGTGTTACACCTGCCGTGGTTGCCATACGCTGCATTTCACGTTGGTTTTCGTAAAGTTTATAGCCAAGCGTACCGAGAGCAGCCGCCGTACCAGAACCAACGAGTCCTAAGCGGGTCATTGAACCCATGAGGTTTTTCAGCGAACCCGCCATAGTCCCTACTTTAGAATTGAAGGAGCGAATATCCTTCATCATCTTTCCAAGGGACTTCTTGAAACTCTTTTGTGCTTGTTCTGTTTGTTGAATTAGTTTGGCTGCGTTGGCACTCATGGCAATATTTACGTTACCAATCGTAACGTTCTTTCCTGCCATTAAGCCTCCTTCTTAATTAACCAAACAGTGCCGTTAATTTATGATGTAATTCTTTCTGAGAAGCTTCGTCACGACCTTCGTTAATATCCATCGACTCTTCTTTCATGAATGGGAATATATCGTCGTAAGCGAGCATTTTACCTTTACGACCTGCCGTTGAGTTGTAGGTAGCCGCAGCGATAGTACCCGCTTGAATCCACGAATTACTATTTAGGAAAGGCTTAACTTGGTTAAGAAGGAATAATCTATAAATTAACGCCATTGGTTGCTTGTTGAATTCTTCAAAGGTCAATCCCCAATAAAGCATCAATTCTAAACAGAAGACCTCGAACGTATTATTTCGAAGTTCTTTTAGTTCTTTTTTAAATCTTCACCTGTTGAAAGGTTTGATAGTTCTTGTACTTTAAGAGCAAGCGGAAGCACGAAGGAAATATCTGCTTCTTTTAAGACCTGCATATCTTCATCTTTAAATAGACGTTGCTTATTTTCGTCAAGAACACAGCGAACCACTAAAGCAGCAAAGTAACTTTCTTGATTCATATTACCTTGTTCGTCTGTCTCACTTTGAGCAGCCGCAAAGAGGTAATCCATTGTGTTCATACCCTTTACGAAATAATCACCGTAACCATCAACAGTAAATTTAACTGGTTTGTTCATTAGTCGTTTTAGTAATTCATTGCGATTCATAAAGTCTCCTTCTGATATAAAAAAGGACTACCTGAAGTAGTCCCTTTAGTTGATTAAGCTTTAGCGGCTAATGCACCCGCTTTGTTCTCTTTGTGTACCTTACCGTGTACCACTAGAGAGACTGCATAACGCACCACATCGTCAGCCGCAGAGCTAATACCGAACGAGCTGACCTGACCATCAAACATGTAGTCTGTTTGACGTTCACCTTGAACTAGACGGATAGCGAATGAGGCTGTGTTTTGGTTTGCGTATAGAGTTTCTAGAGCTGTCTGACCTGCATCTTCCGTGTTCGCTAGGAACTCTAGGTCAATCTGTCCAACGTTCTTCACTGTTGTGAAAGTGTTTGTGTAACCTTCACCATAAACAGTTACTTCAGTTGTGTTAGCGGAGTCTTTAATATCACCGATACTTGTAATATCACCGACCTCCAAAGTGAAACCTGAAGCAGTCTTAGTGCCTGCCGTTAGGTTGTATAAAAGTTTCGTGTCAATACCACGAGTACCACGACCGATACCTGCCATATATTATTTCTCCTTATTTTGTTTTTATTCTGAAGAAAAGGACACACTCGTAGTTTTTATTAATATTCATTCCTAAAGTTCCATCAATTAATTGACAGTCAATAACTTGGAACTCACCTAACTCACCTGTGAAGCCATCAAGTAATTCAATTACTTTGTCACGTAGCGCACGGATAGGTACATAACGAGTATCAATAAGATTAATTTGAATATCGTAATCATAACCGAGGGGTTTCCCTTTATTTGAATAGATAGACTCACCACGAGAAATGTTTGAATCAATAATGAAGGCGGGATAATCCGCACCTTCTGATTTCTTTGAGATATATCCCTGCATACCACCTAAATGTGGCTTCAAGAATTCAATAAGTGTTAATTCCACGCTTACCTCTTATTACGTTTTCTCTCTAATCGCCTTAATACTTTCAACCAACGATTAGATAATGAGGACGCAAAGACATTAATTGCTTGGTTTGCTTTATTTCGTTGGGAAGGCAATAAGAAAGGTTGAGCTGCCATTGCCCCAACTTCTCGCAACCAATAGTCAGTTTGTCCTTTGGTAATTCCGTAAGGGGCTTTCTTAACGACTTGTAAGAATGAATCACGACCGAATTCAACAGCCGCAGCATATTCAGAGACAGGATGCTTAAAGGTAATTACACGCCTTGCGATAATACCGCTTTGTAGCCATTTCTTACCATACGCTGAACGCTCGACCATGTATTTAGGATCACCTAAGTGAATATCCCGTCTTTCTTTGGACTCATTCGCTAGAATATCTGCACGAATCGTTGGGGCTTTGATTAGACACTCCCTATAAATAACTTGATGAGCGTCCCTGAGAGCACCTTGGATTACCGTGACGGAATGGTTCTTTTTCTTCTTGTATGAAGCACCTACTTCACCAAAGAGCTTGACCATTTCGTTCTCGATACCCGCGAGGTCTACCTGTCCGTTGAATTCGAGTTCAAAAGAAACCAAGTCATACTTCGACATTGGTCACTCGCTTAACGCCTTCATAGCGTTTAGCCTGTAGCCGTAACTCACGGTCTTTGTACTCAATGTTCTTGATACCGAGTACGTCATATTCGTGACCTCTGTGAACGATGATCACGTCATGTTGATTGTCTTCAAGTCTCTTTGAGTAAGGGATAGTGAACTCGACAATCTCAACGCCTTGAAGGTCGTTACCTGCCGATTCGATGGACTCAAGAACGCGCACAGAGCCACAAGGTTTCCCTAGTAGTTTCCATGCGCTAACCTCATTACCAAAGAGATACACTTCAGGGACGTAGACTTGAAGACGGTGACGCAAAGCACCACGTCTCATTTACCCCCCTTAAACCGAGTAGATTTTGTGTTTATTGAGTAGGTATTGGTGAGTCACAGGGACTTTCGTCACTGTCACGCCCTGACCTACTGTTGCGTCCTCACGCATTTCGTAGAGAGTTGCCACAAGCATAAGGACAGCGTGTTTCACGTTCGCAGGGATTTCGTCAGCACTCCACCCCGTCACCAACGTGACTTGAATGTCGTAAGCACCCGCAACGGACACACCACGACGAAGGACAATGCGGTTACGCAGTAAGTCCAGTTCGTAATCTTCCGGTGACAGCGTAACCTTTACATCGAGAGACGCTAGGCGGTAAGTAATTTCTTTGATTTCCTTAGCACGACCTAGCGGGAGGGTTTGATTGAAGTTGGACAAGCCAACAAGAACCACGCTTTCGATAATCAAGCGGTTCATATACGATTCAGCCGTACAGACCGCAGCGTCCACGAGAGATTCAATGTAAGCGCGGTCTTCTTCGTCCCACACTCGAAGGTGAGACGCTACTTGCTCAAACGGAACTACTTCAGTGAAAGCGCGGCTAAGAATAACGTGACTCATAGCCGCACCCCTGATTAAGCTTTCTGTAGAGCGATACGGATAGCGTCAGAGTTACCAACAATTTCACCGAAACGCTGGTCAAGGTAGATTGTACGAGCACCTTTAGTTGTGATGTCGTCAATCAGGAAGTGTTCTGAGCCAGCTAGAGGAACTAGCTTGAACGCTGCCTTCAAGTCACCGTAGATTACAGGCGTTGCGTCAGCCGCAGAGTTTGGTAGTTGGTCGATGATCACGATAGGACGACCTAGCAGGATGTAACCTTCACCCCAAGCTGCACCTGAGATTGAGAATTTACCGAACTCGATGATTGGGAAGCCTTGTTCAGTGCGAAGTTTCTTCAATTCACTGAATGTCTTCAGGCTCATGAACCACTTAGCAGCAGATTGGTACTTCTGAGGCAATGACGCTTGAAGGTCAATGAAGTAGTTCTCAACGGCTTCAGTGGTTGCACCGAAAGCACCGTCAACGCCCGTCTTGATAACTTGGTAAATATCAGGGTTACGCTCACCATCAACTTTCAACGCTTCTGCGAATGCGTTAGCGCGGTCAACACGGAAGTGCAGCAGACCACGTAGGTTTTGGATGCCGTTAGACTTCTGACCGTCACCGTTCAGCAGCATATCAATCAGCTTGTAAGTCCACTCTTCCGCAATCAGAGCCATTAGCTCACCTTCTACGTCGATGTGTGAATCGCGTAGGATTTCGTGAGTCATGATTGGCATTGCGAAAATCTTAGCGAACAACGCTGACACTTCCACGTAGGTTTGTGTATCAGTGTGTGATACCGCAGTAGTTGTACCGTTCTGTTCGCCTGTTTGTTTCACGTTAGGACGTTTCTTCAAGACAAGTTGACGGAAGTCTGTGCTCGATACGGTTTGGTTGCCGATTTCAGACAGGAACACATCGTTAGCTACTGCAAGCTTGATGATTTCCTTCGACATTTCTTGTTCGATTGTGTTTGCGTTCGCTGTCAGGTCTAGCTGTTTAACGAACGTGTCCATGCTTGCTTTAGCAGGAGCAGTGTTCAGGAACTTACGAACAACTTCACGACGTTCAGCTTTCTTCTCTGCTTCTACTTGTTCAGTCGTCTTGTTCGCACGTGCTTTTGTCTCTACGTCTGCCAGTGCATGAGCAAGTTCAGTCATTACTTGCTTCATTTCAGCAGTGTTGGTGATAGCTTCGATAGATTTAATATCAAATTTCATATAATTCTTGTCCTCTTTGTTTAGGTAATAGAAATCCCTCAGTGCCCTTAACGAGCACCGAGTAGTGAGGTTTGTGTCTTCCTATAGGGAGGGAGGTTTTACTTAGTGAAGAAGTCGTCTAGAGAGTCAGATTTCTCATCAGGCTCATCGGTAGGTTGTTCTTTCTGTTCGTCTTCTGGTTTGTCGTCTTCTGGTTCTTCTTCGTTTTCTTTAGCCAGAACGTCAGCGTCACGAACTTGGTCAACACCTTCGATTGCATCTAGAGCTTCTTTCAGGGACAGCCCATGCTTTTCGCATAGACCTTCAAGGGTCGATTTGATCTCTTCTTGAGCCGCAGCTTTACGCTGTGCTTCTTCTTCAGGAGAGACGTAATCAGGTAGGTATTTCGCTACGATAGCCATTGCTAATTCTTCAGCAGCACCGTAGCTCACTAGGAATGATTTGAGTTCTTCCTGACTTGGAAGACCTTTTTCGTTAAGTTTCATTTTCTTCACCTCTTCAATTCGTGCTAGTTCGTTACATGGGAAAGTCACTAGGGACGTTTCGCGTAGCTCTAACTCTTTGAGGTAATTGGTTTTAGTCTTTGAATCGTACTCCTCTTCAATTACCCAATAGCCAATACTGATACCTGACAAAGCACCCTGTTTCGCAAGGGCATAAGCCTCACGACCTAACGCTGTATCAAGGTTGATGTAACCATCACCTTCAAGACCTCGTGCAGTTTCACGGAGGTTCTTCCATACACCGATAGGCTTGTCAGGGTCGTGTTGCCACAGCATGACTAGGTAACGACCACTTTCTTCAATCATTTTGATGCTGTGCCGGAACGCACCTTTGACGGTCACGTCCCCTGCGTGGTCTTTGTTACCGAAATAGTTAAGAACCCCTGAAATAACGCCTTCGTTACTTACACCCTGAACATCAAACTGAAGAGTCTTTACCTTGCTCTTTCTCAGCATCGTTAGGGTTCACCTCTTCTTCTTGTTGTTGTTCTTTTGGGGTTTGTTGTGGAGGGTTCAGTAGTCTCTCAGAGAGCTTCATGGAGTCCTTCTTCGTACCCCATACGTAGTTGTTTGATTGGATTACGAATAGGTCTGACTCGTTAGCAGGAGCTAAGTCGAACATTTCACGAGACTCTTCGTGACTGATAATGCGGTTCTTGATAAGGATTTCCGCTACTTCCGCTTGGGTGCGAATGTCACCACGAACGAATTGACGTGTGTCAAAACGAACCACCATGCTTGAAGGAAGCAACTTGTTGTAAGCGTTCTCTAGCTTGATGATGATTGGCATCAACGTGTTCTTCAGGAAGTGAAGGTTGTTCTGTTCCACGTTGTTCATGGTTTGTGCGGTAGTGTCATTAAGCATGTGCACAGGAACACGGAACGCCGCAGCGATTTGCTCACGACTAAAACACAGCATTTCTAGAAGCTGTGCGTCTTGGTTAGTCATTGTGATGTTTGTGTACTGTAAGCCATGCTCAAGGACAGCAACCTTACCCGCGTTGTCAGTACCACCGTATGCACCGTTCCAACTCGCTTGTAGACGCTCGATAGCTTCATCATCGAGAGTGTCTTCAGTGGACAGGACACCGCTTAGGCGTGTGCCGTTCTCGAAGATTTTCGCTTCGTGGCGTTGAGCTGCCATAGCTGTACCGATTTGTTCAGCCATGAGCGCAATTGGTGAGATACCTTGGAATCCGTTGAGGGATTGCAGTTTAATATCGAGAAGACCTTCATCAGCGAAAGGCGGTAAGGCTGTTTGGACGTTGCTTTATGGTCAACCCATCGAGCCATTGGTACACCGTCTGTTGTCAGACCGATTGAGGCGTGTTCGAGGTAACGCATAGGGAGCAGTTCAGAAATGCCGCCTAATGAGTTTTTGCAAACCTCAAGGAAGGCATGACCACGCAGCATCAGAGCAGTCACAAGATGCTCGTTTAGCTCCTGAGAGGTCATGAACCCGTTAGGGTTTTGACAGAAGATTTTAAACTCGCGAGTTGTCTGTGAGACTTCTTCGAGGATTCCATTCTTCTGTCTATAAAGTTTCATTGGAATCATGCCGATGGACTCACTGAGAATACGCACACACGTGTAAACGTCAGCTTGTCTCATGGCTGTGTTGTAGGTCACATTAACCCCTGCATGACGCGAACCTTCAGCTTTTAACTGAGCGTCGATGTAAGGGTTAATGGATTTACTTTGTGGTTCTTTGGAACTCTTAAAGAGCCAGTTCAATAAACCCATTTCACCTCCTTAGCCAAGTACAATTAGACCTCTTCCGCTTCTACCTGAGTACGGAGACTGTTTAGGTTTCTCTTGAATCTCAGCCATTGAGAGAGCAATGATTGTAGCAATCACAGGGTCTATCTTTTGTGTGTTGTGATTTTCACGGAACACCTGAATGTTCGAACGGTCGTCCGTCTTAACGACTGCACAGGACGCAGCCCATTCAAAGGTCTTATCACCGTTGTAGATAAACGAACCGTCATAGATGTAACGCTCAAGAAGCTTTGAGGCTTCTGAGAGGTTCGCTTTCGATTGGGTGATGGAAACCATAGGTAGGCGTTGCTTCTCTAGTTGAGTTGCAATAGCGGTCATGTGGTACGGGTCGTAAGCAATGGTTTGGACGTTGAAACGCTTAGACGCTTCGATAAGAACGTGACCAAGCGTTGAGTAGTCCATAGCTTCCACGTTAAGGATGTTCAGGTATCCCTCATCGTCTAAACGCAGATAGCGTTGACGCATTTGTTCAGATACCTTGTCCATTGCGGAGTTAGGTAGGAAGTTCTCGTAGAACACGTTGAACGTCCCGTTATCGTTGACGAACAGATAACACACAGAGGTCAAGTCGAGGTAGTCAGCGAAGTCCACACCGATAATGCAGTCACGACCTTCAAAGTCTTCTAGACGTGCGTTAGGGTCAGCACACTTGTAGAGTTTGTCTAGGTTTAGCCACGCTTCAGCGTTGTTTACCCAAACATTCAGACGTTTTGTTAGGAAGTTTGCCCGTTCTGAAGCCATACGTTCAGCTTTACGGCAAAGACGCTCAATGTCCTCTTCCTTCACGGACACACCAAGACAAGGGTTTGCTTTAATCCAGCAAGTACGGTCATTGAACTTGTCACCATCGTCTAACGTGTAGTTCATGGTGAAGACGTTCTCTTCAAGCCCGTAGTTCTCTAGGATTGTGCAACCATCATCGAACAGTTCCTTACCGATACCGTCAAGAATCCAACCAGCAGTTGAAATCGAGAAGGCTAGAGGCTGTTCACGAGCACCCGTTGAGGTTTCCATAACGCCCCAAAGGTTGCGGTCTTTCCATGAGTGAAGTTCGTCTGCAATGAAGCAGTGTGTGTTAAGACCGTCCAATGAGTTTGAGTCAGACGCTAGGGGTACAAACTTAGCGAATTCAGCATCAAACGTGATGGAATCTCGCTTAACCGTTAGGACTTCCTTCAGTTCTGACATTGAGAGCATCCGAACAGCATCGTCGAATACAATCTTTGCTTGGTCTTTCTTCACGGCTATCGAGTAGATTTCCGCACCTACCTCACCATCAGCAATGAGGAAGTAAAGCCCTAGACCTGAAGCTAAGGTGGACTTACCGTTCTTACGTGCCACCCAAATGTTCGCCTGTTTGAAACGACGAAAGCCGGTATCTTTGTAAACCCAACCAACGATAGAACCTACACAGAATTGCTGCCAAGGCATGAGCTTCATGACAGTACGTGCAAGCTTACCTTTCGTGTGTCGAATGAACTTATAGAAGTCAATGACTCGTTGAGCCTTTACGGGGTCGAAGCGGTATGGATATGAAGGGTCGTACATTGACCGATACATATCTTTGAAGTGACGTTCAGCAGCCTTTCTTACCTGCTTACACGCTTTGATTTTGCCTGACAGAATATCGTCAGCGTACTTGTGGACTTGCTCGTAGGTTTGATCATCGTCAGTGAGGTTATGGTTTACCAACTCTTTACGTACACGCTCAATTTGAGCCTTAGTTGGATTCATAGACCTCCTTATTTATCAATGAATTGTTTCACCTCGTTAGAATCAATGCGTAGGTTGTCGTGGATTGGGTCGAAGTACCCGATAAGAGTCCCTTTGTAGACAATCGTGAAAATGTCACAAAGGGGTAAGTGACGGATTTCTGAGGGGTCAAGTTCTGGATACAACTCGACCACCAAATCGGAAAGAGTCATTAGATAACCTCGCTTGAAATCGCTTCGAAGAAGTCAGACGGAATCCAAACAGGGTGTGTGCCTTGTGGGGTCTTGATGTAAACCAAGTAACCCTGAATGTCAGTGAAGCCTTCTGGTAAATCCTCTGCTTCACCTGCCATTTTCCACGCTTCACCGCTTGTTACCTGTTCGGCGTCTACCACCGTATTGATTAAAAACTTAGCCATTGAAACCTCGCTATTGCTTTTGTTATTTAATTAGAAACGCATACCTACACGGGCAATAACAGCGTCAGCGAAGCCGTCATTACCGCCTGTGTTGTACCAGTAACGATACTGAACGCCTGTGTACCAATCTTCGTTAATGTCCAGATAAGCACCAAGCGCACCGTTCATTGTCCATTCGTCGTGTTGACGGTCTGTTTCGTGCCATGAGGTAAGGTTCAGACCTAACACCTTAGTGTTGCCTGACCAACCAACCATAGCTGCGTCTTCTACGTTGAAGGCTGAATCAGCCCATGAGTAGCCCACGAATGGAGTGAAGTTAAACTCAACGAGTTCACCTTTGTATTGAATCGGGTAGCCAACACCAACCAACGCTCGACCTTCATCACCGTAAGCATCCTCGTAGTAAGAGCCTTGCACATAGAGAGTCATTGGGTTTTCGTTTAGAGCAACGTGTGTTGTTACCTTCGAGAATCGACTGTTCAGCGAGTATTCTTCATGGAAACCGTAGACGTTAAACGTCTCATCCATGTAACCCGCCTCAACACCTACTGCGTAGGACGTATCAGTTCCCGCTTCTTTCGTTGCGTTGTCACCGTACAGACCTGACCACTCGTAAGTGTCCATGTAGAGAGAGCCGTAAGTGTTAGCCTTAACGCCTACGGCAAAGAATGTAGCCACTGTTGCCAGTGCCAAAGCTAGGTATTTGTTCATTTAGCCTCCTTTAGATTACGTACCGAGTTCATGATGTAAGCGATAGTCAGACCACTCGCCCAAATGAAGGTCGATTGGGTCAACCATCCAACCACAGCGTGTAAGTAAGGAACGGCTAGAGGGTTCGACGGGAAGATTAAGTCCGTGAATGCCACTAGGAACACGATACCTGAGCCAACAAGCGTTGCACCTGCGTTACTAAACGCCATGCGCTTGACAGGAGACGTGAACAGCTTACCCATTCGACGGAATACCAGAACGNTCCACAACGCCACCGATAGTTACCGCTAGGAGCACACCCATGAAGATAGGTAAAGGCAAACCAAGGAACAGAACACATAGACCAGCTACAGCCGTTGTAAGCATCAGCATTTGACGCGCTACGACCTTAAACGAACGGTTCTCGCGTTCTGCTTGCGCCTGTGTGAAAGAACGCAACACGTCAACGAGAGGAACGATTGTTAAGGACGATAGAGGCATCCAAACAGGTACAGAAGCGATTGTTAAAAGATGAATTGGCGTAGACGTTAGGAACTGTGAAGCCACAGACGCTAAGACGTACAAGCCTAGAAGTGTGTAGTAGTTAATGAGCTTGCCCTCCATTGTTAGGTTTGATAGCCGCTAGGAACTCGCCTAGTGCCGATTTTTCTTGTTTATTCTTTTCGTTCACTTGTACTTTTGAACGTGCAGCAGGACTCATACCTAGCTCACCTAGCATCTTCAGGATTACTTTGGTCTTGTCGTCTCGAATCTTCAGCTTTGGATTCACAACGTCCTGCATAAAGCCTGTTGCGGTAGGAAGCTTGACCATTACGCCTTCTTCGCGCACCGCCTTGTTTAATTCAGCCCACTCTCCGAGTTCATTCGAGAGCAGACCAACAATGACAGCATCAGCTTTTGTGATGATGTCCATATCAAGTCCGTAACCCACGATTTCTTGGAAGTAGACGAACGCTTCTTCGTTTAGGAATCGTGGCGTGTTAGGGGCTTCGATGGCTAGTTGGGGATGATCTTCTTCCTTACCGTGTACTGAAGGTCGATACGTCCCGTTAGCTTTTAATTCGTGTATAGGTTTTGAGGGTCTACCCATTTAGTACCTCCTTGGTATACGACACAAACCTCGTGTATCCTCTATGTTTCTTTAATTTGCCTTTACGAAGATCACGGAGCGAGTAAGGACAGAGACCTCTTTCCCTACAAAACTCACTAATGTTGTGAAAACACTCCAAAACACCTTCGGGGTTCACTATTAAGTTGAGCTTTCCGTGAGCATGTAGGCTGTTGTCAGCAAAACTTAGCCACTCCAAGTTATCTACATGATTGTTTTCTTTGTTACGGTCTTTGTGATTGACCGTTGCTAACCCATGCGGATTAGGTATAAACGCTTCAGCAACTAGGCGATGTATATAAAGTGTTTTCTTTTTACCGTCTTTTGAAAGGTTTAAGCGCAGATAGCCACCGTGTTTCCGTGGCTTACGGAAGGTGTTAGTAATGTGACTGTAAACAAGACCACATGACGTGATTGAATAAAGCCCTTCATACCCTTTTATTGGTTTGTGCTCATACCTATCAAGCACGCCACACCTCCTTATGTTCAAAAAATCAGTGAAAAATAAACGACGTTTTGTGTAAAAAGCATGGGACGCCGCAATCGTCATACGTGAGCGTTACCGCGCACCCTCCCCCTAGCCACCCCACGCGCTTCAANGGATGAAACATTTCGATAACAAACAGACACACGCAAGCCACCCACCGAGGGGCAAGCTAGTAAATAAATATTTCTTTGTGTTTCTGCTTAGGGAGTGAACAGAGGTGTTCTATTAGGGAGGGAGATATAAAGGGGTGTTTATTGGTTGGCTGTGCTCACAGCTTGAACAATCGTTCTCATCACTTCTTTCTCTGTTTCACTGTCAGGGCAGCGAACGCCAGTAAATAGTTCGGTAATGTTTACACGCCCGTTCTCATAGCGAAGAAGATAGAAAACATCTTTATATTCCACTGTTGCACCGTCCAATAGTTCGACATTCAGCACCATATAGAAGCCCTCCAAAACTTTTTTAAAAAATTTATTGAGAAAAAATTGTCTCATACCTGTTGACAAGAACTATGAGACGATTTAATCTCATACCCATCGAAACGAGACAGCCTGATTGAGACGAAAATATCTCATAAAGTTGTTGACAAAGACCTATGAGACGAATTAATCTCATAGGCATCAAATCAAAACACACACAAGGAAATACACATGAAAACTTCAGAAATCATCAAAGCTCTAGAAACTTCAGCTAAAGCAATGAACGAGTCTACTATTTGTATTCGCTTCTATGGTCTTGCAGATGGTTGGGATATTTGGCTAGACGCAGAAGAGATTGTTAAACATCATATCGGTCTAGAGGATTGGATTTCTGATTCATTAGTCACCTACGCAAACCTAGACGAAACCAAAGCGGAAGAGATTGCAGATACCATCATGAGCCGCGATTGGTGCGTGGTGGACGACGAAGGCGGTCTTGTTGGTTGCTTTACTTCTTATGGTAATGGTTGGGGTTCTATGGCTTGGGAAGAATACATTGAAGCCTTAGAATCTGACCTAGACGAAGACCTAGTGATTGCAGCCCTAAACAATGGGATTGAACTGTCAGAGATTTCTGACCGCTACTACGGCGAGTTTTCTGTGTCTATCGGTCAATTTATGAATAACGCAGAGGAAACAGCATTCGCGGAGATGTACGCAGAGGAAACAGGCTTACTTTCTGAAATGCCAGAACACTTGAAACAATATTTCGATTACGAGCGTTACGGGCGTGACCTAGCAATGGATTTTACATTCATTGATTCAGGTCGTATCGAGAACTGTGAGCGCGTTTACTACGCATTCCACAACTAATTTAAACTTTAGGGGCGAAAAGCCCCTTTTAACAATAATTTAGAGGGTTAAACCTATGAAACTAAACAGCGCACAGACAAAACGACTTGTAAAGGCTCTTTATGACGATGAAGTAACACAAAATGCCCTCTTTGCGGTGTTCTTGGAGGATGTTCCAGTTTATAGAGCAGAACAACTTTTTAACCAGAAACACAACACACTCAAATCAAAAGTGAACAAGGTTAAAAAGAATGCAGCCCTCATTGAGACGGTGATGGACATTAAATGATCATTTAGACAAAATCGTCTCATATTATTGTTGACTAAACCCTATGAGATAATTTAATCTCATACTCATCGAAACACACACAAGGAAACAATAAAATGAACGTTGAGAAACTAGCTCAAGCAATCGAAAAGGCGAACGCAGACAAACAAGCTTTTGTTGGTCGTGCTAAAGATGGTCGTTACCTAAGTTGGAGCGGTAATCTAGTAAAATCTCGCTCACGCGCTATGCGCTTGGTAAACCCTAAACTATTCACTGAAGGGGTTTACGCTAAGTATGAACTAGAAGCGGTGGAGGTTAAGTAATGATTGTATTTAACCTCGATGCACTAACCGAGATTGCTCTATATCGTGACCTAGAGGTGAGAGCACCACGAGGTCAAGCAATCAGAAAGCTCCTAGAGCTAATCACAAAGAACTAAACAAAGAGCGTCCCTAGTGGGCGCTTTTTGCATATCTGGACGTTTGAAACAGTCTTAGCCGCGAGGAAACCCCCGCGCCCACCTCCCACCACCAAGACCACGAAGCGGCAACGCAGCCACGCCCACACGCACCCCACGACCACGCAGAGCAACGCGCTAGGCTCGTAAAGAGTCACCGAGACTCGCCACGTCACCACCTCAAGAACGCCTCTAGAATTACCGTAGAGACGATTTAAGGATATAAGCTATACCAACCTATTGCTTACATCATTAAAGCGTCTTATAGAGCGTTATAGAAAGGATTTATACTCAATCAGATAAGTGTGAGACGGTTTTGTCTCATGGAAAGACCAAAACGGGACACTATGAGACGATTTCGTCTGTAGATGCCCTTTTTTGGGTTTTATATAGTAAGCCTCAAGGGGACTCTAGGCGGTCGTTTGGACTCCCTCCAAGGCTTCTCAAGTGACCGCCTACTCTTATCAGTTGGCTAGTTATGAAGTCCCCGCGCACCGTTCGAATGCACAAAGAGCCACACAAGGCAAGAACGTTTAGAAGATTTGAGGTTGAGACGATACCGCGAGGGTCACTTGTCTCAAGATATAAATCTCACTTTTTCCGCCCCTATTTTCCCCAACCATTTCCATTCGCCATACTATTTTTAGTTCGTTGTTTTCGGGCGTGAATGGTTTTCGTAACGTGGCATGAACGACACAATGTACGAAGGTTCGTTATGTCCAAACGTCTTGAGAAGTCGTCTTTTATCTCGACCACGTGGTCAACGTCATAACCTTCTCGAAGAAATCCGTTGGCTTTACAATCCTCACATAACGGGTCACGTTTAAGCTTCAATAGGCGTAAATCTCGCCATGCTTGAGAGCCGTAGAAGGATTTGTATTTGTCTTCGTAGCGTCTTGCTGAAGTCCTAGCGCGTTTCTTAGCGTGTTCTCTAGAACGTTCATCAGCTTTTCTTTGGCATTTCGAACAGTAGCGCGAGGACGTTACATTCTTGCACCCCGCAGATGCACAGACTTTACGCATACTTTATGAAAACTCCCCAGAAAAAGCCCCCCATCAAAATTGACGGGTTATTCTGAAGCTTCTTCTTTGGTAGCAGTCTTAGTCTTGCGCTCGTTAGCTACTTTCTTTTTGACTTCCTTTGTTGGTTTGCCTGTGACCAACTCTAAGTCACGCTTGTAGGTTTCGTAGTGTTCTTGGGAAACCGTGAAGATTTCACCTTTCTTGTTCTTTACTTGCATTGATTAATTCTCCTTCATTGTTGTTAGTGGTAGTAGTTACTCCTTATGGAACACCTTGTTCTCAATCTTATCGACCTTCAGTTCCAAAGCACCTTGACCATCTTCTAGCAGACGGATACGTACTTCTTGATCACCTTGAATTGTCACCACCTTGTCTAACTTGTTGCTAATGACTGCACGTTCTTGCGTGGCTGTGTCCATTCGTTCCTTCATGATTTCCGTGAAGGAGTACGTAGACATAATCCAAGTGACAATTGGGACGATAACAACAGGAAGGAGGTCACGTAATGAAATGTTCATATACCCTCCTTTGGTTGTTCGTAAGGAGAGGACATAAAGAAAAACCCCAACAATTAAACATCAGCGAGAGGTTTGAAGGGGTTTGTCTTAATATAATAAGAGAAGTTTTCTTTATGTCCTCTCTAATACGAAGGGAGGTTATTATTTGCTCAGAATTTGGTGTAAACCCTTTGACGTACAGCTTCAGCTAGACGTTTCACATCAGGGTAATCCACCGCATCCACACGCTTAACACGACCTAACATTGACATCATATTGAACCAACGCTCATGAATATCGTGAAGCGTCTGAAGGTATTCTAAGCTGATACCCTCGCCTTCACCTGTACGGTCACGCTCATGAATGCGCTCTAGGCACAAACGAGGTGGAGCAGATAGATACAGATAGAATTCCGGTGCAGGTACACGAAGGACGTGTCCAGCTAGAGCATCAATAATGTCAGGACGGTTAGCCGCTAGACTAAACAGTTCTGTTGCAAAGACCGAACGTTCAACCACATAGAACTTGTTAGGGTCTAGCTCGTTGATGCGTTCAGCCATGAAATTAGCCACATACAGTTGAAGTTTGGCTACGTTTTCAGGCGTAGGGTTTTCGTATCGTTCTTTTAGTAACGTTTGGAAGCCTTCATCAAACTCGATGCCTTCCTCCACCGCCTCCCAACCCAATTCGTCAGCGAGACGGTGAAGTAAAGTTGACTTACCTACCCCAACGTTACCTTCTANGGTGATGTAAGGCATTGGTACTCCTATAGTTCGTCAGTTACCACGTAACACGGCACTAAGGAATCACTCTCTTCTCTTTCTACGTCAGCTACTTTACAAACCATGTAGATAGTCGTGTAAAGCGTCTCTTCATGCAGGAAGGTAACTTCGTATGAGTCATAGAAAGCAGAACGCTTGATACGCACCACACGAACAGGAGTAAAGCCTTCAAGGGCTTCACCGCGAATGATCGCTTCGATGGTCTTGTAGTGGAAACCTTTTGAAGACATTACACCACCTCTTCGTAGACGATGATTGTCTTCTCAACAGGCTTCACTTCAGGACAGTCAATGGTTGTACCTTCAGCACCCATTAGACCAACCGTGTACGAACGCCAATACATATCTTTGTAGTCAACCTTGTATCGCTTGCCTTCGTATTGGAACACAAGCGTGTTGTATGGCTTACCGTTCTTGACCGCCTCTTCATCAGACAGGATTTTGAAGCCTTCAAGCTTACGGTTAACAATCAGTTTAACTAGGGTATGAACTTTGAAAATCATTGCGAATTACCTCGTGTGTTGTAAGGGTCTTTCATTGCGTCTTCCATCAGGACAAGCGCATCAGATAACTTCTTGATTGCTTCTTGAACCTTTGGATTGAAATGAGATAGGACGCAGTGTTTAAGGTTTGAGTTTGCTGTTTGAGAGTGAGTGATTGCGTGGTTCAGCAACGCTTCTTGGTGAGCGTTCCACATCAGGTACTTCTTAGACACGTGGCTTTGTTTTAACCTCGATTACTTTGTTAATGTGTTCAGCTAGAGCGTCTAGGTTAATCTGACCGCTTGAGTCAACCACGGATACAATACCCGCCCATTCACCCATGTACGCCCAATCTTTATGTGCTTTCTCAACGCGCTCTAGGTAGTCAAGCGGAATCGTCTGTTCACACTCACGACCACGTTTAGCGATTCGTTGAAGGCAGATTTCAGCCGGACAATCTAGGTATAAGTAATGAAGAGGTTGAGGAACGTGTTTGAAGTCTTGAAGAGTCCACGTGGCTGTGTCCGTGTGGTTCTCTGCAATACAGAACAAAGCTGCACCTTGAAGGCTTCGTTCCATGATGTAATTTTTGTTGGGGTCTAGCTTGCTAATTAGGTTAGCTCGATAGTTCGCTAGGTAAACCTGAACAGCGTCGAAGTCTTCCTTAGCGTTTGATTCATAGAAGGCAGCGAGGCAATCTTGAAAGCCTTTATCTGTCTCGATGCCTTCATGAATAACTTCGAAACCTAATTTTGCCGCTAGAGGTTCTAGGACGGTTGATTTACCCGCCCCAATGTTTCCCTCGATAGCGATGTACATTAAGTCTCCTTATAACATTCGTTTCACTTTGCGAGTTGCCTTGCGGTCACGACGAAGCTTTTTGTTTACTTTGTTGTCTTCTGGTTCGTAATCATCAAAGCGTTCACGCTTGCGTAGACGGGACGGGCGCATTACTTAGCACCCTCCTTTGTTGCCGCTTTAGGCTTTACTTCGTCAGCTAGACCAATCAGCTTGTTTGCTAGGTCTTGAACGTGTGCCGCCTTGTCAGTACGTGCAGTTGCTTGTTCACGGACGGTCTTAATCTTGTCTTCAAGTTTGACCGCCTTCTCTTCTTCTTTAAGTGCCTTGTTCAAATCACTTGCAGCCTCTTTCACCAAGGCGCGGATAATGAACTTCAGGACTTTGCTCAAGATAAGTGACATTTTCATTTGGCTTGCTCCATCATTAGTTGTTTGACGTAACATGCAGCGTCTAGCAGTTCTTCATAGAGGTCTTGCAAGGCGTTGCGTCCATTGTGAGTCATGAGAGGTGTACCGTATGTCTGAACACCTTTAGCTAGGCGGTCAGTTAGGTCTTTCATGACTTCAGGAACGACAGCAGTCGAGTTAGCCGCAAGGCTTGGTTGAGGTTGTTCTTGTAGAGTTTCACTCATGTGTTCTTTGCCCTCTTTGTAGTGTTGAATGATTCGTTCAGCGTCTTTAAGAGGCACAATCTCAACTACCTCATGACTACGCCACTCGCCGTTGTAGACAGAGCGTGGTGTACCCTCATCGTCTAGGAAGTAAGGAACGTGTTTGTGGTGTGTCCGTGATTTAGGACGAAACAGGACGTAACGTTCACCAACAGTCACACCTTGGGGTTTTCCCCACCATCCACGAAGGACGTAACTACCTAAACATTCAATTTCTAATTGGGTAGCCATAGCTTCACCTCTTTGTTCTTAAAGTCGTAATCAGACGCACGACAGATACGAGCCACACGCGCTTGTTGAAGGGCGTACTCTTCGCTCAGACCTGCTTTGCGGTAACACGAAACCACCGTGTCCCATGCGGAGGGACTTTCGACCTTACGCCAACGGGATTCTGTAGTGCCCTTACGTGCGCCTGATTTGAATACATGGTCATATTGCTCAAACATGATTTGGTCTTTGAGCATTTGCTTTGCGGTATCCATGCCGATTGATGGACAGCCTGAATAGCCGTCAGTCACGTCACCCGCTAGGGTTTGGCACAGATGGAAGAAATCAGCGTCTTCTTCAGAGTTGAACCAAGGCTCGAAGTCCTTTGCGGGGTTATAAAGCCACACAGGAAGCGTCTTCATATCCTTGTCTTCGCTGATAACAATCTTTCGATAGTCAGGGTGAAAACCTTTCCAAGTGGCTAGGATTCCCATCACATCGTCAGCTTCTAGAGAAGGTCTTAGGTAGGTTTCGTAGTGTTCACCTAAGCGGCGTTTCAACTCTGCTAGACCTACAGGCTTGCGCACGTCTTTGCGGTTGCTCTTATAGGTAGGCAGAACGTCTTTACGCCAATTGTGATCATCAGTGAGACACATGACCACCTTATCTAACTTCAGTTGCTTGCGGATTTCGTCAATGCGGGATACCACAGAGTCGAACGCTTGAGTCATGTTGGTCATTAAGCCAATGAACTCATCACCGTTCTGAAGGAAGACCTCTTCCATTGCCGTTGCGTTGGCTTGGAAGGCAAAAATATCAAGGTCAAACAAGCCTAATTTCTTGATTTTACTCACCTTAGCCCCTCTCAGAAGTCTTCGTCAGTAGCATCACGAACCATCACCAAGTCAACGTAGTGGTAATGGCAAGGGAACAACGATTTGTGAGGCGTTGCAGGTACAGAGATAGGTAAGCGTAATTTGGCTTGAGCATTTGGACGCGCATAACCACACTTAACGACCTCATCCCACTCTTTCGGGGTAAGCTCAACACACGTAATCTTGCGGTTGTTTGGGTCGATGTTGTGTTGTTCTACAGTGCGCTTGATGTAATCTAGGATGTTTTCTTCAATGAATTTCATGGTGTTATCTCTTTAGAATTTGATTGAACGTTCACATGCGGCAAAGTCAGGGACGTAAGTCGTCATGACCTTGTAGGGGTTCAGGCTTGAGTTCTTCGCTATGTATTGGCACTGCTTGACTCGTGATTCATGCCCGTCAACCTTGATGGTCACAGGGGTTTCACCAATCAGCGTGAAGATGAAAGCGAAGGCTAATAGATGCCCTTTCATTCGAATTCCTCATAAACAAAAGCCTCCCCGAAGGAAGGCTCTAGTTGTTGTGATAAGGAGAAGATGGAGTTTTTAGAAGTCCCACCCGAAGCGTTTACACATCAGGCGGTTTAGGCTGTTCCAGTAGGTAACGCCTTCAGGCGTTTCAGCCCACACGACAGCCCCCGAAATACCCAAGGCATACGGGTAAAATGAGCGGCAGCATTCAAGGGAACTCATAAGGCGTTTAGCCTTACGAGCACCAAAGACACGAGCCATGTTTTTGTACAAGTCCCACTTACGAACTTCTTTATTCTTTGCTCGAAGCATCGAATACGACCTCCATAAGTAGTGCAGTCATTACGCGCTCAATTGCTTCCTTAGCTAGTCGTTGCTTGTCCTCTTTGTCCATCACTGGCATAGGCACGAAGTCAACGCCAGCTTGACGTAGGGTTTCAACTAGTTCTAGGTTTTTACGCATAGTTACAGCATCACATTTGTACATAATTAATCTCTCTCTGTTATTGTTTGTTCATGTGGAATAGAGGGGTAACGCCTTTGTCACCCATGACGGTACAGTTCTGAGTACAGCCACCTTTCCAAGACTTCATTTCTTGCATATCAACTTCTAGTTGCTTCAGTTTCAGAAGGCTTGGAGTCACAGATTTAGCTAGGGCTTCGTTACCCTTAGCCTCTGCTTGTTTTGCGTAGAGGTCAGCGTCAGCGTTGAAGCGTTTAGCGTTCGCGTTTGCTTGCGCTACAGACTCAATCGCTTGTGCTTTAGCCATTGCTGATTCAGCATCAGCTCGTGCTTGTTCAACACCACGTTGCATCACTAGCTTCTGCTTGTTCAGGTTTGCTTGTTCTTGTGCTTCTTGTTCTTCTAGACGTTTGGTTGTCTCGATAGCACTTTGAATTACCGCAGGAAGCTTAATGTCTTGCACCAAGACAGCTTTAATGGTGATTCCGTAGTCGTCTGTGTACGCTTGAAGCTTCTCGTGAACGTACTTCTGTACTGCGTTCTGAGTTTCAGCTTCGAATAGGTCTTGAGCCTTCTCTACGGTACGCCCTGCTTCATACAGGAACGACAGCAAAGGAGCGCGAAGAACCTTGCGTTCTAGGTCTGCTTGAGTACCAACAGTTGAACGGATTTCTGGAGCGTAAGAGCCGTCAAACTCCCAAACTACGGTCACATCAGCGTTAGACTTGAATTTGTCTCGTGAAGGAATCGTCACGTCTTCTAGGACTAGTGATTGTTCAGCCACGGTGTAAGAGTCATAAGACAACAAAGGGTTTTCAGGGAAGTTCAAACCTTCAGTTAGAACACGGTCTTGTACTTCACTGAACAGCGAAGGCACTTTGACCTCACCTTGAGACACGATTGTCCAAGGAGACAGTGAAAGAATTGCGATAAGTGCAGCACCGATTAGACCGCCCTTGATAACGTAAGCTTTGTTAACTTGTTGCATGTAATTGGATACCTCTTAGTGAGTCTCTTTCCATGACTTGCCAATCTGGAAGTCAGCATCGAGACGACAGATAAAGTTGAATTCTTTTTCCACGTTGGACATAGCCACTTGACATAGCTGTCCGATGTGTTCTGCGATTTCCTTAGTGCGGCAAGCTATCTGSACTTCATCGTGAACCCATGCGCAGTACATGAAGTCACCATCAGCCCCATGCTTGTATCCGGCTTGAATCGCTAACTTTTCGATTTCCACAATCCACGCTTTACAGACGAGCGCACCCGCGCCTTGCAACAATGTGTTGAGGCTTGCGTGTTCTGAACGTGTGTAAATTCGACGACCGTCAATACCTTCGATGTATTTGTTGGTCTTGTGTTGTTCTTTGCAGATTTCGATTAGGTTCTTTAAGGCAGGGAGACCTTTCATGAAGTTCTTCTGAACTTCTTCACCTTTGAGAATGTTGCAGACTTTCTCTCTAGTCCAAGGCTTACCTTGACGCTTAAAGCGGTTGATGATTGGCTTGTGAGCACCTTTGGCTTTCCAGTTGAGATATTCTTCTTCAGTCCATCCAACTTGTTGACCTGTCAGTTCTGCACCACAGCCGTATAGGAAGGCGTAGATAAATGTCTTCGCTTTCCGTCTAGCTTCCTCGTGGATTGGGTTATGAGGGTCACGAATTGTGCCTTTGGCAATGAACCCCGCAGCTTGAGCGTTAGCCCAATGAATATCACCGTTAAGAACAACGTCGATGTATTTACCGTCGTCATAACGAGCCATGAAGTTAGCCAAACAACGCAGTTCAAGACCGGAAGCGTCCGAACCGAGCAACCACCATCCTTCAGGGACAGTGAATAGTTCACGACACTCAGCCCCGTATTCAGCACCACATGAAGGCACTTGAGCTACGTTAGGGAAGCTGTGAGTTGCACGACCTGTTACAGCACCGTTAGGGTTCACAGAGCCGCGAATGAAACCGTCAGGATGAACGGTATTGAGCCAAGCCTGATTACCATCAGCCAATTGCCCTAAACGTTTCTGAACCAAGAACACTCAGCCATGAGTTTGGCTTCAGGGAACTTGAGGTCTTTCAGAATCGTTTCGTCTACCTTAGCTTCACCGCTTGGTGTGAACTCTTCAGGAGTCCAACCACGGTCAGTAAGAACCTTGATGATGTGTCGTCGTGAAGACGGGTTAAAGTCAACCCACTTAACCTTTGTGAAGGGAGCACCTTGAGTACGGGAAGCTGTAAGCGGGTTCTTGTAGTTGACTGTGCGTTCAGGAACGACCACACCTTCAGAAACCCACCAACCCCCGAACGTGCGGATAAGCTCGCCGTATAGGAACTCTCTGCGTCCAGCTAGACGACCTAGAAGCTTGATAGCTTTCTCTTCGTCAAACTTGAAGCCGTTGCGTTCCTGTTGAGCTAGAACCCATGCAGCGTCATGTTCCAACTTGAGGGAACGTGCATAGTTCAGTTCAGCAGCCTTACGCTCTAGACGATGGAACAGGTCAACGTTCACGCGAACGTCCTGCATACAGTAGTCACCCATCATTGGGGTGAAGATACTGCCCTTCCATCTTGGGTCTTTCTTAGCGTCTTTAGGCTTAACCGTAGGGTCGTAAACAGGTTGATCAGGGTCGATAACAGGGGCGTATTCCATCTTCAGGTTGCCACCTAGACGGATACCCCACGCTTCGAGTGAATGAGAGCCAAAGAGTTTACCAAGCGTGTATTTGCCTGAATTTCTTTGGTCAATGTCTTTGATATTTGAGAAAACAAGACGTGCCGCAACTAGCGTGTCAAAAGATTTGTCTTTTGGTAGTTCCACGCCAGTTACTTTTTTGATTACTGGATGGTCATACTTGATGATGTTGTGACCTAGAGTTAGTTGAGCACGCATCAGGCGGTCAAGACCGTCCTTAATCGTGCCCTTTGTCATCATCACCAAGGAATCGGCGTAAAGAGCCTCTTCGTGTGTATCTACGTTGATAATCGCAATACAGTGAATTCTAGTTACATCCTCAATCAAGCCGTCTGTTTCAATGTCGTAACAGAGCCTTTCTTGCATCATTAGAAATCATCAGATTGTGAGTGTTGGAATACCGCCCCTACTTCTGAAGCGATACCGGTTGTTGCGTCATATTTGATTCGAGTCGTCTTACCTACGCCCTTACCAAACTTTCTTCGCTTGAGTTGTCGAATAGTGGTGATGCTACGGACGTTAATCATTGCGTGTGACCAGTAACCAATTGCGCGAGAGCCTTTGAAGTGTTTGATACTTACGCGCTGACCTTCTTCGTGTGACTTACCTTCAGGAGTCGATAGGTGTGAGACTAGATGAAACAAGACGTTATGACGTTTTGCGAACGTGGCAATGTCAGCCATAATGTCTTCTAGTTCTTTCTTCTCATCCTTATCACCACCCGTTGCGAGAGCCGTTAAGTGGTCAATGTAGAAAATCCGATAGCCTCTACCTATTAGGTACAGAATCTTGATTTTTACCTTCGACCAATCACACAGACCGAAGTTGTCATAGATGAAACAGCGTCCTGTGTACTTCTTGTAGGCTTTGCGCTGTGCTTCTACGTCTAGTTGGTCAGGATGCCCCGCCTCGTAGTAGAGACGCTTGTCAGCCTTACCGCCTAGATATTGAAGGATTTCTGTAGGGTCATTCTCCATGAAGAACAAACCTACTTTTTGGTGTAAGTGACGAATATCGAAGTCAGCTTGAGCGCATAGGAAGTCCGTCTTACCTACGCCCGTACCTGCACCGATTGTGTGAATTTCCCCAAAATGACGACCATTGCTTGAGTCGTTCATTCCTTGGTAAATCCACGGTAAACCTTTAGGAAGTGGTTTTAGTGCAGCCTCAACGAGATCTTCTACTGGCAATAGACCATCAGGTCGATGTTCTTGAGCGTTCCAGATAGCATTGATAAGTTCTTCTGTACGCCCCGCCAATAGCATTTCATTGGGGTCTTTCAACGGGAGAGACATTATCTTCACGTTGTGGTCGATTAGGAGTTCAGCAGCCTCTACAGCCCCTTCACGCCCTACTTCGTCCATATCAAAGCAAAGGATGATCTCTTCGAAATTCGAGAGGTAATCGAGATTGTTCATAATGGCTTTCTTCGCTGAAGAGATACCATTAGGAAGTGAAACCACAGGGTACTTGTTGGATTGCACCTGTGAGACGGTCAGCATATCAATCTCACCTTCAGTGATGATTAACTTCTTACCGCCTGAAAATAAGTGAGCACCGATTAGTTCACCTGTCAGTGTGCCCTTGACTAGAAACTGTTTGTTTTCAGTCCGAATCTTTTGAGCTACCAATTGACGGGTTAACGGGTCACGAACGTCAATGTATTGCACCCACTCACCGCCGCTAAGTTTGCCTACCTTGTAGCCATACTTTTTGCATGTATCCTCACGAATACCGCGCTTAGTGAGAGGACGAACTTCACCCTCAATCGGGGTAAATTCCTTGCGTTCTTTCTTGGGTTTAGCTTGTTGTTTCTGTTTAGGTGGACGCTGATTGTCCGTTGCGGGTTCGAAGTAATCACACCCGTTTGTGAAGCAATGTGCGTGACCATCATCATAACGAGCTAAGTTATCTTTAGAGCCACATTTGGGACATGGCTCTTTCTGTAAGAAATTGCTTTCTTGAGCCATCGAGGGATACCTTTAAGGGTCTTTAGTGTTAAACAACTTGATGTCGTAACCTAAAGCGTCTTCATCCTTCGAGATGTACTTGGTTGCAGACATAACCACGACTTTGTTGTCGTTAAAATCTGGATAGGCTTTTTGCATTGCATCTAGAAGAGGCTTCCAAATGTTATCGAGGTCAGAGAGGCGGTTACGGAAAGTAGCATCAACGTGGATTGCTATAGGTTTTGTGAAGTCAACGTGGAGCGATTCAGCAGGAGGTAGAAGCCTACAAACCTGTGCGCTCCACTTGCGGTATTTAGCACTGTCCACCTTGCGCCCTAAGTGCATTTCATTGGTGGACAGAGGCTTTATCCGCACACTGAAGCGGTCAATCAATTAGAAGTTGCCGTATTCATCGTCGTCGTCTTGTGGACGACCACCAAAGCTCGGCGCTGCACCGTCACCGTCTTCTACTGAATAACCTTCACCCGCACCGAACGTTGGAGCGTTACCACCGCCTTCATAAATCTTCGCTTGCTTAATCTGAATGTGCGTTGGTTGTAGCGCAATGTAAGCAATGTTACGGAATTCAGAAATGTAGAACGCGAAGTTCAGGTTTAGGACAGTACCCGCAGTCAAGTTAGGAACGTCTGTGATTGGGTTCATGCGCATATCCCAAACCTTGAACGGGTATTCGTCTTCTTTGAATTGACGTACCTTGAATTGGAATTGCACTGAACCATCATCAAGACGCTTGTATGGACGTTTAGGTGATGGTTTTGCGCCTAGTTCACGCGCTTGTTCTTCCAGTGTTGAATCAATCGCAGACACAAGCTTTTCAGCCAAGTCACCTTTCAACTCTGTTTGGAACTTAAAGGTAGGTTTGTCAGGGTCGTAAACGTCAGGTTTGCCGATGTTCACGTAACCTGTTAGCTCGATACCTGCAAGTTCTTTCTTAGCGTAAACAATCTTAAATGCCATTAAGTGTGTACTCCTTCTGTTGAGTTAGTCGTTATCCCCCTCTTTGCGTGGGTTCGTGAAGTGAACGACGCCGTGTTCGTCCACGTAATAAGTTCTTTCCATTTGGGAAATCCTTTAGTTGTTGAATCTATTGGTGAGGGACTAGCTGATTCTGTCCTCAAGCTCGATAACGGCTTCTGTGAGGTCAGTGATTGCGTCTTCTAGTTCCGGTGATAGGTTGTCAGGGAGGACGCAAAGGAACGTGTCAAAAGCGTCTGAGAGAGCCGCGATAGGCTCACGTACAGACTCAAGCTCACGTTCTTGAACCTTCATCCCTAGCTCGACCATTGCGCTGATTGCTTCGACGTTAATGTTCCCGATAAGGTACGAATCGCCCAATCCATAGCGCACAAGTCAGAAATGAACTTGTGGTCAATTGCGAACAGAGGTGAACGAGCCACTTCACGTTGAGACATACCCATGCGAACGAAGAACAGGGCGTTAAACGCTACGTTCTGGTTGTGGATACCTTCTTTGCCCGTTAAGTGACGAAATGCTGTGATGTGCTTGTAAATGGTACTAATCGGACGATTAAGAACCTTAGCGATTTGATGTGCGTTCATACCCTCTCCCATAAGCTTTAAGACCTTCAAAGCGCGGTCATACTTGGGAAGTTTGCTTGGGTCAGTTTTGGAAATCATAACCACTCCTTTGTTGTCAATGTCTGATAGGGAGGGAAGCAAAAAAAAGACCGCCCACAAAGGACGGTCAGAAGGAGCAACACTGTGAATTAACGACAATGCTGAACTATTTAATAACATTAATCAGTTTTAGGGCTTTTGTTTGCTGTTCCGCAGACATTGAGAGGAACTGTGCAGCCCATTGCTCAAGGTCAACTTCAGGAGTCACGTCAGACTTAACAACGTTTAACTCTTCTTGACGACATAGAGAGCTGATCAGACTGTCAATATCAGTGCCTACGTTGTCACCGAAATCATAGTCTTCACCTAGCTCGACCACATCATCTTCATCACTCCAAGGGGTGTCCGAATTCGCCATTTGGCTAAAATGGACAGGTTCTTCCGAAGTGNNTCGAAATCCGNNCCATTT